CGGTGATAGCGTCCGAATAACATCGCGGCGGACGTACCCTAAAACAAGGGTGCCGACTTGACGGTATTCTTCGTCATTGGCCGTGGGAGGCCGTAGAATCCGCTACGGGAGGCCATAGAATCCAAGGTAGCGCAGGGCATCGGCGCATCGCGGCCCGCTACGGCCATCCTCCGGCCATAGGGGGGACGATTCCCCGATGCCCATACGCGCGTCCGCGCGTCGATTCCGGCTCCCCGTACCTTGGAACGGCCAAGCGTAGGGGGGGGATCCTACGGCCCCTCCGGACTTGGTTCGCGAACCAAGGATCCGAACCAAGGCCAAGGCCGATCCGGCTCGGGAGGTAACGCGCTCCCCCCCCCTCGGGGGGAGAACCCTACGGACTCGGGGGAGGGGGGAGGGGACCGGGGCCGCCGCCCGCCCGCCTAGGTCCGATAAGTTCGCTGTCACGCTATCAGAAAGATTTTCTTTACCACTCGGTGCCCGCCCGTTTGTCAATAATGCTATCCCCCCCTAAGAATCCACATGGCTTTTTCCTCACTTCCTACGGACAGTCAACTACAGTTGACGCATGGACAAACGTGCAATCCGAACCGAGTTGGTGAAGGCAGGTGCTTGGACGAAGTTTTGTGCCAAACGGAACCTGTACGAATCAGAGGGGCTGAAGGCGGACGAGGCTTACATCAAAGCGGCCAGCGAACTGCTTAAGCGGGATGTGGCTCCGTCGAAGGGTCCTGACTTGGAGGGGATTGTTGAGGGCGTTGTGTTCGAGGAGACTGGGGCGTCTACCCCGGAGTGTGTTGCTTGGGTAGCGAAGCACATCATGGTGAAGGATGTGGAGCCGAAGCAGGCCCCGAGTAGCGAGGCTTGGTCTATGTTGTGTTGGGCTCGGCGTAACAACCAGAACGAGGCCCAGTTTTGGGGCCAGATTTACACCAAGTTGCTTCCGAGCCGCAGTCAGTTGGATGCGGAGCAGCGTTACAAGGACGACGGCAGGAAGGTGCTGTCGATCATCGAGAGGCTGAAGAGTGAGTGATTACTACGGCAGTGTGCCGAAGGATTTGGAAGAAAACCTAGAGTTCCGCCGTCAGGTTTTGGATCTGGCGATTAGGGACCCGGACGCGCGCGAGGAACTGTGGATCGCGTGCAGCCGGGACCTTTTGTTTTACATCAATGTTTTTGGCTGGACGTATGACCCCCGCAAGTCGAACGGGATTTTGCCGTTCATTACCTACGAGTTTCAGGACGACTCGATGAGTCAGATCCGGGACTGCATTCTTGAGGGCCGTGATTTGGTCATCAAGAAGAGTCGGGACATGGGTGCGTCATGGATGCTGCTGACGGTGTTCGAGTGGTTCTGGCACTTCAAGGACGGGCAGAGTTTCTTGCTGGTGAGTCGTAACGAGGATTACGTTGATAAGACGGGCAACCCCAAGGCGTTGTTTTGGAAGATCGACTTCATCCACAAGCACCTCCCCAACTGGCTGATCCCCCAGATCACCCGGACCAAATTGAGGCTGACCAATGACGATAACGGAAGCACTATTGACGGCGAATCTACTACTGGCGATGTGGCTCGTGGCGACCGGCGAACTGCGATTGGGCTGGATGAATTTGCTGCCTTCGAGGTGGACTCTTCGTATCGAGCGTTGGCGTCTACGCGTGACGCGACGCGCTGCCGTATTTTTAACTCGACTCCGGCGGGTTCCAGCAATGCGTTCTACGACATCGCTCATACAGACAGTTTTGACCAGTTGTCTCTCCATTGGGCGTTACACCCTGAGAAGGCTGCTGGTCTTTACGAGTTGGGCGGGAAGATGCGTTCGCCGTGGTATGACGGCGAGTGCAAACGGTGCGCGCATAGCCAAGAGATTGCTCAGGAACTGGACATTGATTTTGCTGGATCGGATTACCAGTTCTTTGAGGCCAAAATGATTACCCGCCTTATTACCGATCTTTCCCGGCCCCCGGTGAAGGTCGGCGATGTGCGGATACATCAAGAGAGTCTTCAGGTCATGGTTTTCGACGAAGCCCCCAAGGGGCGACTCCGGCTTTGGTTTGACCCCGGCCAGCAGAACCGAGTTCCCATGGATGGGCCTTTTGCAATGGGCGTGGATATTGCCACTGGCACCGGTAGTAGCAATTCAGTTATCTCCATAGGCAATGTGACGAGCGGCGAGAAGGTGGCAGAGTTTGTTAGTTCCAGAACCCGGCCCGAGGAACTAGGACGGATCGCTGTGGCGTTGGCTAGGTGGTTCAACGACTCCAACGGCAAGGGGGCCTACATCGTGTGGGAGGCACCGGGTCCGGGGCGAAACTTTGGAGATACTGTTATCGAATCCGGATATCGGAACTTCTACTACAAAGAAGATGGTGTTAAACTAAAGAAGGGGAGTGGTAGTAGGATTCCGGGTTGGTGGCCGACCAAGGACAACAAGCGTTCTCTGTACGCTGAGTACCGAGACGCTTTGGGCGACGGTCGTTTTCTGAACCGAAGTAAAGATGCGCTTTCCGAGTGCAGAGAAATTGTTTATACAGCCAACGGCTGGATACAACATTCAAAGACGAACTCTTCGATGGACCCCAGTGGTGCCCGAGAGAACCACGGCGACAGACCTACAGCAGACGCCCTGCTGAACTTGGGTCTTAAAGGCCGAACGGTTAAACAAGGCACCAAGACCACGGTCATTCCCGAAGGTTCACTAGCGTTTCGTCGCGATGAACGCGAAAACAGACGTAAACGAGTGGACTACTGGTAATGGCAAACAAAACACTTAACGACAAGATGATCCGTCTCTCTGAGGCGATCATGTTTAGCCGTCGCAAGATGCAGCCGTTTCGCGAGAACCGGCTGCGTGCGATTAGGCAGTACGTTGGCAGCAACTACAGCGAGCATGGTTCGGACGACAAGGTCCCAATCAACTTGCTGGAGCAGGCGATTAACATTTATCGCCGCATGGTTGCTGCAAACAGGCCGCAGGTTTTGGTGCGCAGTAAGAATGCGGACCTCAAGGCCGAGTCTGCGGACTTCGAATCCGTCATCAACCATCATCTTGATGAAATGGGCTTCGAAGAAACGCTCCAGCGTTGGGTTTTGGACTCAATGTTTGGCCTTGGCGTGGTCAAGGTTGGTCTTACACCGGGCAGAGCAGGCGAAATCGACGGATTTACCCACGATGTGGGCCAAGTCTTCGTCGATAACGTCGATTTTGAAGACTTCTGCTTCGATATGACCGCTAAAAGATGGGATCAGGTGCAGTTCTGCGGCAATCGTTACACGTTGCCGTACGAAATGGCCATGGACATGAAGTTGTTTGGCAAGAAGGAACTCACGCCGAACCCTTATGTGGCCAGCACCAACGAACAGGGCGACGAACGCGTCAATACGCTGCAAACTGGCGGCGAAACGATGGGTACAGAGCAGTACATGCCTGTAGTCGAACTGTGGGATGTGTGGTTGCCTTATGAAAACGTAATCGTCACCGTGCAGGCGGACGAACACGCGGGCGGCTTCTACAACAACGAGCCATTGCAGGTGATTGACTGGGCCGGACCCGAGGTTGGCCCCTACCACTTGCTGTCGATGGGCGACGTTCCGGGCAACATCATGCCCCTGTCGCCTGCAAGTCTTCTGATCGACCTGCACGAACTCGTCAACCGTCTCTTCCGCAAACTCGGCAGGCAGGCCGAGCGGCAGAAGACTTTGACTGTGGTAGCGGGCGGTGCGGAAGAGGATGGACGCCGCATCGTTAACGCATCAGATGGCGATACCATCCTCTCCGACCGCCCAGAAGCAACGCGAGAGATGAAGTTTGGTGGGGTAGATTCCCCATCACTCGCTTTTATGATCCAGTTGAAGGACATGTTCTCCTACTTGGGAGGCAACCTTGACTCACTGGGCGGGCTGGCACCTAGTGCAAAGAGTGGCAAGCATGACTCGCTGCTTCGGCAGTCGGCGTCCGTTCGCATTGACGACATGCAGGCACGCACGACTAACGCGGTGCGTAAGGTCGTTGAGTCTGTGGCTGACTACCTGTATTACGACCCAGCACCGTCAACTAAGGTTTACCGCGACATCCCTAACTCGGACCTGTCGGTGAAGGTGGACTTCAACCCAGACATTCGAGAGGGTGACCTGCTCGATTACTCGATCGACATTGCCCCGTACTCGCTCCAGTCCCGTAGTCCGGGTGAGCGGCTGACTGCAATCAACGAACTAATGACTGGCGTCATCATGCCGATGTCCCAGCAGTTGCAGCAGCGTGGCATTGTTCCGGACATGGACAGGTACATGGAGATCATCTCCAAGTATTCCCATATGTCGGAGATCGCCGAGATCCTCAAGGTCGCCGACTTCGCCGAGAAGGAGACGATGCAGGAGATGGCCGAGATGGGCGGAGGAGGCCCGCAGGGAGCCGCCAAGCCTCCGGTCACAGAGAGACGCTATGTCCGGGAGAACGTCGCTATGGGCGGCACACGGGCTGGCAAGGACGCCGAAATGTCCAAGGCTTTGATGGGTGGAGAGAACGCCATCAACCAGCAGGCCATGGGAGGCGAATAATGGCTAAGAAGAAGCGTGGAAGCATGAAGGGCTTTAGCCAGAAGTCTGGCGACAAGCGTGCTACCAAGTCCGGTGCGGGCATGACCAAGAAGGGTGTGGCCAAGTACCGGCGGCAAAACCCCGGCAGCAAGTTAAAGACCGCCGTGACTGGCAAGGTCAAGAAGGGCAGCAAGTCGGCAAAGCGACGAAAGTCCTTCTGTGCCCGGTCAGCGGGACAAATGAAGAAGTTTCCCAAGGCTGCCAAGAACCCAAACAGCAGGCTGCGTCAGGCCCGCAAGCGATGGAGGTGCTGATTGCCAGTTTTTACTGCCAACGGAAACCATGTTGAGATCCAGCAGGGCGCAACTTTTACGTTGTCAATCAACCTACTGGCTTCTGATGGTTCTCAGCGAAACTTGTCTTCTGGTTTTACCGCAGCGATGCAGGGCAGAACCAGTCACAAGTCCGAAAACACCATCTTTAGCCTGACCAGTTCTTCTGGCATTACGCTGTCGGCTACCAGTCCTTGCTTTGTTGTAACTCTTACAGCCACACAAACAGCATTGCTTCTTGCTCCTGTTCGTGGCGTGTACGACATTGAGTTGACTACCACTTCTTCGGGGCTAGTCGAACGCGTTATTGAAGGCTCGTTTGAGATTACACCGGAGGTCACTCGATGACTGACGTTACGGTTACATCTCCAGCCACAACCGTCCAAGTAATTGAAGGTCCGGGTCCACAGGGACCGGCTGGACCAACCGGTGCAACTGGACCTGCCGGTGCAGCCGGTGCCACTGGACCTGCCGGTGCTGCCGGTGCTGCCGGTGCTGCCGGTGCCACTGGACCCGCCGGTGCTACTGGACCCGCTGGTGCCACTGGACCAGCCGGTGCAGCCGGTGCAGATGGTGCAGATGGTGCAGATGGTTCAACTGGACCCGCAGGCGCAGCGGGTGCAACCGGTCCAACCGGTGCAACTGGACCAACTGGACCCGCCGGAGCAACAGGTGCTGCTGGCCCCGCCGACATTAGTTCGTTTGACACTGACGACCTAAGCGAAGGAAGCACCAACCAGTACCACACTACCGCCAGAGCAAGGGCTGCTTTGTCTGCAACAGGCACAGGCTTGTCCTACAACTCAACCACCGGTGCAATTACGTCTCTGAGTACAGATGTCGTCACGCTTAGCACTGGCATTAGCACCAACAACGTGCCCAAGTTTGGTGCAGGTGTTGCGGACACAGACTTCTTGAAGGTCAGTGGCACCACTGTGGTGGGCCGTAGTGCTGCCGAAGTCCTAGGGGACATTGGTGCCGCTGCCGCTGCTCACACTCACACCGACTCCTACGCGATGTTCATCACCGCGCCCGCAGACAAGGCATCGCCCGGCTACGTCGTCGATGCGCGGGTCGCTTCGGCCCGGACGATTACGAACTTCTATGCGAAGACCGAAAGCGGTTCCTGCGTTGCAACGCTTCGGAACATCACCGACAACGTAGAGATCGCATCGGTGACGGCGGACAACACTGGAGCGTCGGACGCCTCGCTGATTAACACGGGCGTGACTGCTAACGAACGTCTCGGCGTCGTGATCTCAAGCAACTCAAGCGGGGTCGATCTTCAGATCGTGGTGGAGTACACCGCCTGATGCCATTTGTAAACGTCATCGCAGCAGCAGCAGCAGTAAGTGATGCCGACTGGGACACGCACCAAGTTGGCGCTGCCATTCTTCCGTCGCTGGACACCTCCGGACTAGATCAGGATTTTGATCACCAATTCCCGCTCGACTCCGCGTACCAGATGCCGAATTTCTCGGGAACCAGTGGATCGGGAACTGCGCCGAACAACTACGTACCACAGGGGGCCTACGCGACTCCTGCGAATCAGGTAAAAGCACCCCCATACATGGCGTGTTGGGTTTCTCAGGAGACCGAGGACGCCGGAGGATACGGCGCGCCCGATGCCGGTTGGTACGTCTACAAGCGGAACGGATACTCGGACGGCACGGCGGAGGGAGGGACTCCGAGCGGCAACGGACGAGCGCAATACATCCCGCACGCTTGGAAGGCCGGAAACCTCAACGACGACGGATATATGGGATTCGGTGGTCTAGACACCTTCCCGTTCTTCTGGGCCGCGCTCGACGATTACACCGGCACGACCGGATCCGGTGGCACCGACGCTTGGACCGACCCGTTCGACTGGTCCTCGCCGAAATACACGATGACGGCGACGCTCGTGGCAACCTCGGGAAGTAACTTCAACCTTTCCAGCGTCTCCGAGTCTGGAGCCACGGCGGATTGGGAAACTTACCACTACCAGCCGGTCCGAGGCGGAACGACTCAGGTCTTCATTCTGATGAAGGCGTCAAGCGGCGGTGCGTTCAACGGATCCGGCAACGACTTCTTCGCAGATACCAAACTCCAGCACGCTAGGCTCCGCAATACAACAAGCGGAAGCGAATACGACATATGGGATCCCGCCTCGGGAACGGGAGCGGATCAATACTACGCATTGGCCTACGGCAATTCGAGCGGAAACGAACCTTGGGGATCGGGCCCG